CCAGTAACCAAGAAAGAAGAGGAATAATCTCATGGCTGTATTTCTAAATAACAATGTGGGCGTGAAGATTAACTCTGTTGATCTTTCAGACCATGTAACGGCAGTAACAATTAACCGCGTATTCGATGAACTCGAAGTAACTGCAATGGGTGACTCAGCACACAAGTTCGTAAAGGGCTTAGAATCATCAACAATAACAATCGATTTTCTAAATGACACAGCAGCAACAAATGTATTGGCAACACTACAAGCTGCATGGGGTACTACTATCACAGCAGTATTTCTACAGACAAAGGGAACAGCAGTCTCAGCGACTAACCCTCTTTACACTGTTTCATTGCTAGTCAATAACACAACAGACATTAATGGTGCTGTTGGTGACATTGGCACACAGTCAATCACATTTACTGCTAACTCAACAGTTGCAGTCGCCACATCAGGCACATTCTAAAAAACTAACAAAGGGGCAAACTCATGGCAAAACTAAAGATCGTTCGTACAGATGGAAGCGTGTTAGAAGGCGAGATCACTCCAGCAGTGGAGTATTCGTTCGAGCAATATGCTAAAAAGGGTTTTCACAAGGCTTTTCGCGATGAGGAAAAGCAGTCGGATGTTTATTGGTTAGCATGGGAAGTCACTCGCAGGTCAGGTGAAACTGTTAAGCCTTTTGGGATTGAGTTCATCGAGACACTTAAAAGTGTTGAGGTGCTTGACTCAGACCCTTTAGCTTAAAGCGCGATCTTCCATTCACCTATCTAATTGCTAGGCTAAGCATTAGGTTGGGAATCGCGCCACAGCACTTATTAGATTTAGATAAGACCATGCTCGATGCACTTGTGCAAGGGCTTAAGGATGAGGCGAAGGAGATGAGCGATGCCAGCAAGCGTAAAGGGCGCGGTCGCTCTTAGAAAGTCTTTGCGCCAATTTAGTCCTGATCTAGCAAAGGCTTTACCTAAAGAAGTAGCAAGAGCCCTTAAGCCAATTACTAGAGCTGCTAAAGGTTATCTTCCAGATGACGGGCAAGTACTTAGCGGATGGCTAACCCGTGAAGGATCAGAGGCTCGCTTCCCTAGTTACAATGCCCGCATTGTCAAGCAAGGCATTGGCTACAAAACAACACCATCAAAGCCCAATCGCAGAGGCTTTAGATCTCTGGCTCGAGTATTCAATAAAAGTGCTGCTGGAGCAATCTATGAAACTATGGGGCGCAAAACCCCACAAAGCAGATTTGTACAAAATCAGCAAGGCAAGTATGGATCACAAATGAAGGGCGATGCCAAGATGGAAGGTCGCGCTTTGTTTCGCGCTTATGAAGAAAATAATGGCAAGGCTAGGGATGCCGTGCTTAAGGCTATTCAAGGCGCAGCTAACAAACTAAACGCAAGAGCAAAGGTGTAAATCATGGCTAATGTAATGATTGATATTGCCGCGGAGTTTGTAGGCAATAAAGCCTTTAAGCAAGCAGATACCGCGACACAAAAACTTACAAAGAATGTCAAGCAACTAGCAGGTGCTTTTGGTGTTGCTTTTGGTACTACAGCCGTTCTTGCTTATGGTAAGGCTGCCGTCAAAGCAGCAGCAGCCGATCAGAAGGCACAGCAACAGTTAGCATTAGCTCTTAAGAATGTCGGGCTTGGCCGCGATGCTGCTGCATCTGAAGAATACATCCAGAGACTACAAACAGAGTTTGGCATTGTCGATGATTTGCTTCGTCCTGCTTATCAAAGCCTTGCAGTAGCCACAGGCAATACAGAAGAAGCACAGAGACTTCTTAATCTATCGTTAGACATTAGTGCCTCAACTGGCAGAGATTTAAGCTCTGTTACAGCCGCTTTAAGTCGTGCTTATTTAGGGAATAACACAGCCCTTTCTCGCTTAGGTGTAGGTATCTCTAAGGCAGACCTTAAGGCTAAATCTTTTGAGGAGATAACAAACCAGTTACAAAGCACATTCGCAGGATCAGCCACAGCTGCTGCCAATACCTTTCAAGGCTCAATAGATAAGCTCGCAGTTGCTTCTGCCAATGCTAGTGAGATTATTGGCACTGGCTTGATTGATGCCCTTACTAATCTAGGCAAAGATACGAGCGTTGCAGACTTAGCAACAAATATGGAAAAGACTGCACTTTACATTGCAGATGTTATCCGTGGTGTAGGAGTCTTGGCGGGTAAGTTAAAGGATCTACCTATCATCGGCAGTGTTGATATTGGCATGATTCCGATTGTGGGCACTTACCTAACATTATTGCGCGAGGCTGGTAAGCAAGCACCAATCCAGAAGGCATCTGATAACTCTCATCTCAAGTCATTACAGAATCAATTCGTAGTTACTAAGAAAACCACTGCCCAGAATAAGGCACTTACTAAAGAAACTGCCGCTCAATTAAAGAACAAGAAGCTTGAACAAGCCATTGACAAGGCTAATCTTGCCCTTAATAAGGGTGAAGAAGTTTTTGACATGGACAAGATTCAAATTGCCGCAGCTCTTACCAATCAAGCCGAGCAACTAGGCAAAGCAACAAGCTCTGCTCAAATGCTACAGATTGCTAACGATGTTGCTCGCCTAAATGTCAAGAAGTCAATCCTTGCCTTAGAAGATGCGATTGCCTCTAAGGATGAAGCAGCCATCATTGCTGCAACTAAGAAGCTAAATGCCGACTTGGGTGTTCTAAATGCTTTGACTGGTCAGAACAGTCAGATGAAAGCTATTGAAACAATCCTTAATGGTCTAAAGCCTAAAGACTTAATCAATCAAGCTAACCTTGATGAAGCGTTACGCAAAATCAAAGAACTATTGGCTTTAATGGCGGGGATGGGTGCTACTGGTGGAGCAGCAGCAGCAGCTTCGACAGGCAAAATACCTAGAAACACCGATCTAGGTTCTGGCATAACTCCTGGAGATTATGTTGCGCCTGTTAGCATGGCAGATGCTTTAGCTGCTTCAACCGATGCGCTCCTCGAATATGCAGATGCAGCAGGAGCTCGTGCGGATGCTTTTGCATTATTGACTGAGCAGAAAAACTATGCAGATTTTCTAGATTTAATTGACTATCAAAAGACTGTAGGCGATTTCGGCGGTTACAGTAGCAACATGAACCGTGGCGGATCTGGTAACACAATTATTGTTAACACGGGTGTGGGCGATCCTAACGCTATTGCTGAGGCTATTGACCAAGTATTGATTGATGCTGTCCAGCGTGGCACATTACGAGGCGGAGTTTATTCCGCATGACTTGGCTTCCAGAATGGCGAGTTACAGTAGGTGATGATGTTTATACGACTGTTACCTCTGTTTCCTTTGCTTCTGGTCGCTTGGACATTGATCGTCAGCCAACAGCAGGTTACTGCCAAGTAGAGATTATCAACACCACCGGGGCAGCTTTTACAGTCAATGTGACTGAGCCAATTACTTTAGAGCTTAAAAATGGCAGTGGAACTTATGTCACAGTATTTGGCGGAGAAGTATCAGACTTCAACATTGGGGTAAGAAGCCCAGAAGAAAGCGGTTTTGTTACCACTGGCACAATCTTAGGCATTGGCTCTTTGGCTAGACTTACAAAGACGATTTACAACACTGCCCTAGCAGAGGGTTTAGACGGCGCACAAATTAGTGCCATACTTGGGGCAGCGTTAGAGTTATCTTGGGCAGAAGTGACCCCGACAGTCACATGGGATACTTATTCTGCGACTCAAACATGGCTAGATGCTGAGTCTTTCATCGGCACTATTGATTCAGGCTTCTACACAATGATTGCACTTGCAGCTAGTGCTTCTGCCAAATCTCAAACTCTTGCAGATCAAATTGCTAATAGCGCACTGGGTCAGGTATATGAGGAAAAGGATGGGGATGTCTCTTATGACGACGCAGACCACAGATCTCAGTATCTTGCAGCAAATGGCTTTACTAACCTCAATGCAGCGTATGCATCTCCAAGTTCTATCAAATCCACAACTCAGACTGCTCGCATCCGTAACAGCCTTATCTATCGCTATTCTACAGGATACGGATCAACTTACAGTGTCTCTGATACCGACTCGATAGCCTCTTACGGACTCTTTGAGCGTTCTTTTGAGTCCAACATTAAGAACATTGGAGACATTACTTTAATCGGCAACAGAGAGCTTGCATTGCGTAAAAATCCTCGCGCATCTCTAGGAGCGATTACCTTTCGCCTAGATAACCCAGACATCCCGACTGCAATGCTTGATAGCCTTATCGGGGTCTTTTTTGGTCAGCCTGTGCTTATCACTAACCTACCAAGCAACTTGCTCGATGGTCAGTTCGATGGCTTTGTCGAGAATGTGGCACTCAGAGCGACACCTAGTTTTACTGAAATGACACTTTACATATCAGCAACAGATTTCTCACTATCGACTACACAATGGGAAACAGTATTCCCCGCTTCACTTATATGGAGTGACGTAAATGCTATACTAACATGGACAAATGCGACAGGAGCTCTAACTTAACATGGCAACCACCACACCCAATTACGGCTGGAGTGTTCCTACTTCCAGCGACCTAGTAAAAAATGGCGCAACCGACATCGAGACTCTTGGCGATTCTGTCGATGCTTCCCTGTGGAATAGCGGTTATGGTCAAGCTGGGAAGAATAAGATCATCAATGGCGATTTCAGCGTTTGGCAGAGGGGCACATCTTTTACTAACCCTGCTAACAATTCTTATACAGCAGACCGTTGGCGTTATGCAAGATCAACAGCAGATGCAACTTCTTTAACAATTTCACAACAAACCTTTACTCCTGGTACTGCTCCAGTTGCAGGATATGAAGGTCGTTATTTTATGCGATCAACTTTAACAACAGCAGGAACAATGACAGTTCCAAGGGTTTCTCAATTAATTGAAAATGTTAGAACTTTTGCAGGTCAAACAGTA